GTGACCAGCACGTTCGCCCCTCATGGCATTCATGTCACGAAGGGCACCGGAGCGTTCTGGGACCAGACGATGACGAAGATCCTCACGGATCTGTGCAAGGAAGAGACCGAGAACGAGGTCATCTGCACAGTTGATTACGATTCAGTCTTCGAGCCCGACTGCCTGACTCGTCTTCTTGCGGCCATGCTGATCAGCGGGGTCGACGCACTCGCTCCGCTCCAGATGAAGCGAGACGAGAAGCAACTGATGTTCACGCCGCCCGGCTTGGGGGGCAAGGGCCCCACCGAGGTCACGCTCCCTCTGGAGTGGTGGGAGAAGCCGGCCCAGCCCGTCGACACGGCGCACTTCGGACTGACGCTCATTAGGGCGTCGGCAATCCGAAAGATGAAGAAGCCGTGGTTCCTCGGCGTGCCCGGGGAGGACGGAGACTGGGGCCAAGATCGCCAAGACCCTGACATCTACTTCTGGCACAAGTTTCGCGAGGCCGGCAACCGTCTGGCCGTGTGCCCGCAAGTCGCGATCGGTCACGCTGAGCTTGTGATCACGTGGCCCGACCAGCGACTCAAGGCGATGCACCAGTACCCGACGCATTTTTGGAACAGCGGCGGCAGGCGACCACCGGAGGCATGGGGTTCCAAGGAGCATGCTGAGAGGTCAGAGCGATGAGGATCAAGCTGTTGAAGGACTGGCAGTGGCACAAGCAGGGCGACGTCGTCGAAATCTTCGACGCGACGGCGAAGGCGTGGGTCTCCGACGGCATTGCCGTCAAGGTGCCTGACGAGGCTCGGTCCATTGAGGTCGAGCAGGCCACGATGCAAGTCGAGCGTCGCAAGGTGAAGCACCCGTGAAATACTACGAGCTAGTCCAAAGAGCGAACCTTCGGTATCGGTCGCTCAAGCGGATCACGGAGCCTGTCGTCGAGCCAGTGTCTCTGGCCGAGGCCAAGTCTCACCTCAGGGTGGACGCAGACTTCGACGGCGACGATCAGTACGTCATGTCCCTGATCTCTGCCGCTCGATATCACGTTGAGACGGTCTGCGACAGGACTCTGATTCGCTCTCAGTGGCAGATAAAGCTCGACACGTTCCCCTCGTGGGACATCGAGCTTCCACGACCGCCGATCACGACGGGCGACATCGTCGTCACGTACATCCCCAGCGACGGCGTGTACCAACCGGTGCCGTTCACGAACTTTCGCGAGGACAGGGACGCAACGCCGGCCGTGATCCGGCCGCAGTGGAACCGCACGTGGCCCTCGACGCGTGGTGCCGAGAACGACGTCGTGATCACGTACTGGGCCGGGTACGGCGAGGACGGCCGATCCGTGCCCGCCCCCGCCCGCCACGCGATGCTCATGCTGATCGGCGGGTGGTACGCGAATCGCGAGTCGATCATTCAGGGAGCGATGAACCCGGTCCCGATGGCGGTCGAGATGCTTCTCGGCTCGATCAACTGGGGGCAGTACCGATGACGCTGCGGGCCGGCGACCTCCGCGAGGCGATCACGATCGAGGTGGCGACGCAGGCCACGAACGCCTACGGCGAGTCGACCGAGACTTGGGCTACGTTTGCCACCCGCAGGGCCGCCGTCGAGGGCCTTACGGCCAGCGAGGCAATGCTCGCACAGGAGCTTGCCACCGTCGCCACGCACACGGTCCGGTTTCGCTACGTCCCCGGCCTCACGTCGGCCATGCGTGTCGTGTGGACAAGCCGCACGCCGACTCGCACTCTCGACATCGTCTCGGTCACCGAGAAGAACAACCGCGAAGAACACTCGCTCATCTGCAAGGAGCGTGTGACGTCGTGAGCGTCAAGATTTCGGGACTCAGTGAGGTCGTCCAAGGGTTCAAGAGGCTCCCCACGGTCATCGACCGAGAGGCAGTCTACGACGACGTCTCGCAGACGTTCGCCGCCCGGCTCCGGGCCGCAACGCCGACGGGTTACAGCGGCAAGCTTCGAGACTCCGTGATCTACGAGGTCTCGGAGGCTACGGCCGAGGTGGGCTATGAGCAGGAGGTCGAGACCGCCGGCAACCCGGAACTGGACAGTGTTGTCCGCCCGCAGACTCGTGGCCGCAGCGTGCTGCGGTGGGTCTCCGTGAACGAGCTTTCGGCCGTCCTCGAAGAGACTTTCGATGCCTACGCCCCGGAGGGCGTCACGTTCATGTCTGACAGGTTCGCGGAGCAGATCGATGGCGGCACCTGAAAAGTGGCTCCGAGAGCGGCTCGACTCTGCCACCACGGCCGGGATCTATCCCGTTCTGGCGACGCAGAACGCACCGTTCCCGCTGGTCGTCTACCGAAGGACGGGGACACGGCGAGAGCGTGGCCTGACCGGGAACTACGGCGTGCCCGTGGCGACGTTTTCGGTCGCGATCGTCTCGCATACATACAGCGAGGCGAAGGACATCGCCGATTCGATTCGTCTCGCTTGCGACAACTTTACGGGTGAATCTCAGGGCGTGAAAATAGTCACGACGGCTCTCGTCTCTGAACAGGACAACATGGAACGTCCGTTCGAGGGGCAGGCCAAACCACTGTACAGGGTCGATCAGGTCTACGAGGTCCGTTTCGTCGAAACAGTTTGACGTCCAAGGAGGGACGGAAAAATGGCATTTGAAGCTTCGCAGGGCATTGGTTTCACGTTCAGCGGCACCAAGTTCACCGCGAACCAGATCTCGGTCTCCAAGAAGGTCTCCGAGATCGACGTCACGTCGCTGGAGTCGCCCAACGGCTCGTATCGCTCCTACCGCCTCGGCTCGATCCGAGACGGCGACGAGTTGAAGGTCGACTTCGTTGGCCTGACCCTCCCCCAGATGACCGCCACCGGTCAGATCACGTGGGCGATCGACGGATCGGGGTCGAATGCGGGCTTCACGGCGGGGATCCCCACGGCCGCGCTCTGCACGGCTGCTGACATCACCGCGCAGGTCGGCGAACTCATCAAGGGATCGGCGACGTTCCGGCTGACGCTGAACTAAAAACCTTTTAGCGAGGCAGCGGCGTGGCCTTTGAGTCTTCGCAGGGAATCACGTTCACCTACGCGAGTCAAGTCTACACGGCCACTCAGGTGTCCGTGTCGAAGAGTCGTCAGGACATAGACATCTCGTCGACTGATCTCGACGAAGGAGATCTTCGCCGCATCCGGGTCGGCCCTCTCGACAACATCGAGATCAAGGTCGACTGGATCGGCGGAAGTGTTCCTCCTGTGAAAGAGGCGCGGGACTTCTCGCTGACTGGAAACCTTGGGGTATCCGGCGGCAAGGCGATCTGCACTGGCCTGTCGATCTCCGGAAACGCTGGCGACCTCCTGCGTGGTTCGGCGACGTTCAAAGTCTCCCATGACTAGGTGATCGCATGCCAGTGAACCCTCCGTCAGCCGCCGGAATCGCGTTCACGTTTGACGGCGACACGTACACGGCAACGCAGATCAGCGTGAGCCGAAGTGCGGCCGAGTTTGACTGTACTAGTACGGATATTAGCTCCGGTGGAAAGCGTCGCTACCGCACGAGCGACATCGAGAACTGCGAGATCAAGGTTGACTGGATCGGACTCTCTTCGCCGCAGATTGAGAAGACCGCCACGTTCTCGATTACCGGCAACTCTGCGGCACTTGGCGTTACCGGTTCAATCGCACTCTGCACGGGGCTGAACATCACCGCGCAGGCCGGCGAACTTATCAAGGGCTCGGCCACCTTCAAAGTTTCTTACGACTGAGAAGGTGACGCATGGCATACGAGTCTTCGCAGGGGATTGTCTTCAAGTTCAACGGCGTCAAGTACACGGCCACGTCTGTTGCCGTCGCCAAGAGTCGCGGAGACTTCGCGTTGACGTCTACGGACATTCCGAAGACCGGCGGCCTTGCCCGCCACCGCCCCGGCGGACTCATGTCTCTGGAGATCAAGGTGGACTGGATCGGCAAGACGATCCCGCCGACCGACGATCTGTACGCGATCTCGTTTGATGATGGCGACGTCGACCCCACAGATGGAGATCTTGACCCCAACATGAACAGAGCCGTCTGCACTGGCCTTCAGATCACAGCACAGGCTGGTGAACTGATCAAAGGCTCTGCGACGTTCAAGGTCTCGAAGGACTGACATGACATTCACAACTGAACTCTCCGCTCAGGGAATCACGCTCAACTGGGGAAGCACAGAAATTGGCGTCACCAGTATGCGATGGAGCGGCTCGGCTGCCGGAGAGATCGACATCACGTCGATGCAGTCGACGTTCGTCGAGGACGAGGACTTCTCGAACCGAAAGCTTGTCAAGAAAGCGATCGACTACGGCGTGATCGACCTCGGAGAGTTGTCGTGTGAGTTTTTTGGGCCGGGCGGATTTTCCACCGACCAGATTGGCTCGCAGAAGACGCTCACCGTCAACGGAACAGGCCTGAGCGCGCCGGCGTACTTGACCGGCATGTCTCAGGAAATCGTGGCTGGGGAATTGGTCAAGGGTAGCTGCACATTCAAACTCTCGAACGAGTAGTACGGATGTGCGTTCTTTTCAAAGGAGTGTAGGCCGTGGGTGCATTGAACAAGAAGGCGATTCTGGACGCGCAGGACAAGAAGATGATCGACGTCGAGGTGCCCGAGTGGGGCGGCTCGGTGAAGATCCGCGTGATGACCGGCACGGAGCGTGACCGCTTCGAGGGCGAGTTTGTCGGCGGCAACAAGTCGGTCGACATGGTCCGGGCGAAGCTCGTGGCGAAGTGTCTGTGCGACGACGAGGGCAATCGGCTCTTCACCGAGGCCGAGGTGCCGCAGTTGGGCGAGAAGTCCGCTGCCGTCCTCGACAAGCTCTTCACCATCTGCATGAAGCACAACCGCTTCACCAAGGACGACGTCGAGGAACTCGCGGGAAACTCCTGACGAGGCCCCGCCGGCTGTTCGAGTTTCGGCTCGCACTAGCCCTCGGCCGGTCTCACAGGGAACTCTTGGCGACGGTCGACGCTGCGGAACTCGCAGAGTGGGAGAGTTATTGGAAAATAGAACCGTGGGGAGACGAGTGGCGTCAGGTCGCTCGTCTCGCCACGGCCCTGTGTACGGCATGGGGCTCGAAAAACCTCGAAGAGGAAATGCTCATGCCGTCATACCGCAGGCCGCCTCAGTCGAAGGAGGCGATGATCGCAGAACTCCGAAAGGCATTCGGGGGATAAGCGATGGCGACGATCGGCACCATCACCGTCGAGTTCGCCGCTGACCTCCTTGGCCTTCAAGAGGGCATCACGGAGGCTCTCGACCTGTTCGAGGAGTTGTCCGACTCCATCGACAGCCTGTCTGAGCAGATCGAGGACGCGTCCGCAGGCGTCATCAAGATCCGTGCCGAGATGGACAAGGGCTCCATCGCTAAGGCCGAGAGCGACGTCAAGGGCGTCGGCAAGGACGCCGAGCCCGTCAAAATTGAGGCTGACACGACGGCCTTAGAGCAGTCTGCCTCACGCCTGTCCGGTTTCATTGACTCACTGCGACAATCATTCTCTGGACTTCCGGACGTCACGGGTGAAGCTGCCGGGCAGACGCAGAGGTTTGCAGACAACGCCGGCGCGGCGGCGGAAGCCGGCGAAGGGCTGGGGAATTCACTACAGCGAGTAGCAGACGGCTACTTGCTCGCGGCAACTGGGCAGAACGCAGAGGAAGCTAAGAAATACGCGGCCAGTTCGTTTTACGCGGCCACCGCTGTCGGCGAGGTCGCGGACGCTGCTTCGTCGGCAACGTCGGCTGTAGTTGGTTTCACTGAGGCCGCCACTCTTGCGACTTCCGGAAACGTCACCGCAACTTCTGCCATAGACAAGACGATCGTGGCACTCGGCCGAAGCTACGGCGCGTACGGCGCAGTTGCCGGTGCAATCACCGGAACGGTCAGGGCGATGGGAGGAATGGCGGTCGTGTCTGCCGCTATGGCCGGCAGCACCGCTGCGGCGGCCATATCTCTGGGGACGCTCGCAGCCGCAGCCGTGGGCGGCGCTGCGTCTTTTGTGACGTACAAAGCCGCAATGTACGGCGTCAGTCTGCTGACTTCCGGGCTCAGCGACGAAGCTCGCGGATACGTTGAGGCAGTTGCCGCCGTCGGGGCAGCGTCCGCCGCTGCCGTTGTCGGAATCCGCGCTTCCTCCGTGGCCTATGGGCTTGTTGCGCCTGCGCTTTTCAGGTCTACGTCGGCCAGTCAGCTTCTCCAGAATGCGCTTCAGGGCCTCGGCGTCGCCGCAGTGCAGGGCGCAACTCGCGCCGCCACCCTGCTTGGAGTCTTGGGCCGGCTTCTTCCGGCAATCGAGCTTGTTGCTGGCGCGGCGAACAAGGAAATCTCCCTCACTCAGTACGCCGCGCTCACGGCAAGGATCGTGGCAACGTCGGTGGCTTTTGGTGCAGCCGAGGGGGCAATCTCGGCGTGGGTCGCCGGGACCGGATTAGCAGCCGGCGCAGCGGGCGGCGCCGGCACGGCAGTCTTGGGATTCGCAGCAACTCTCCCGACGGTCGTGCCGCTTGCCATCGCCGCCGCCGTCGCCACCGGCCGGTACGCTCACGAGCTTGAGGAGCTTAGCCTCAAGGCTCAGGCGATCGACCAGATGGCAAGCCGGTTCGGATCATCCACGGAGGAGATCACCAAGCTTCGGCTGGCCGCCGACAACACTGGCGTCGGCATGGGGCAGCTTGCGAAGGGCCAGCAAGCGTTCTACACGAGCCTGTCGAAGATCAAGGCCGGGCAACTCAACGTCGAGAACGTCCGCGAGGCAAAGCTCGCCTACGACAAGCTCAACATCTCGCTCGACGAACTAAAGAGTCTGAAGCCAGAGGAAGCGTTCAAGGAAGTCGCCAAGCGGCTCAGCGAGGTCAAGGATCCGGCGGAGCGAACGGCGATCGCGTTTGACTTGTTCGGCAAGCAAGGCGCGGCGATCCTGCCGGCCCTCAAGGAACTTGGCGAGCTTGAGCAAGACTTCAAGAGGCTTGGCGGGACGCTGACGCAGATCAACTTCGACAAGTTTCTCCAGTTGGAGACTTCGTTTGACCGACTAAAGGCGTCGTCGTCGAATCTGAATCAGGTTCTGATGATCCCGTTCGTCGAGATGCAGAAAGCGTTCAACAACGCCACGGCGGACATCAGGGGCGGGCTCGCTGCGGCGCTCCAGCCTGTGATGACTGTCCTCATGGACATGACCAAGCCGCTGGCTGTGATCATCGAGGTGACGGCGAGAGTCGTGAACATGATGCTCAGGCTCGTCGGTGCCATCCTCAAGGTGGCCGGTGCCGGGCTTGTGTTTGCCACGATTGCGACGCTGGCCGACATGGTCGGGAAGGTGATTCTCGACCTCTTCGGCTACATCGAGGCGGTGATTACGGCAGTCGAGGGAGGAGCGTCCGTCATCGCCACTGCGATGCTCCCGGCAGTCGAGTCTTTCATGTACCTCGGCGAGGTTGTGGTCGGCCTGATCGGGATATTTACAGGAGACATCTTCGGCGACACCGAGGGTAACGCCAACTCGACGGCCACGGCGATCATCGCCCTCGGCGGTGCTTACTTTGCGGCGACGTTCAGCACGCAGATTTTCGCCATTGCTATGAAGTCGACGGCCGTGCAGGCGGTTGTCTCTGCGGCGGCTACGGCTACGGCGTGGGTCGCAGCCATCGCCGTCGGCATCATCCCGGTCATTGCCGCAGGAATCATCGCGATCGGGGCCTACGCGGCGTCCGTTATCGCCGCCGCCGCCACGACTGCCGCCGCTGCGGTCGTGATGGCTATCTCGTGGCTCATCGCCCTCGGTCCCATCGGCTTGATCATTCTGGGCGTGGCCGCGATCGGAGCCGGCCTCGCCACCCTGTACGCGCTCGGCGGAAGCATCGCCAGCTTCTTCACCGGATTCTCCGATGGCTCCGAGAAGATCAACGCCGCCACGGCGTCCGTAGAAGAGCTTTCTGCGGCGGCAGCAAAGAACAGCCAGAGCGGCCTCCAGAAAGACATGGCGGCAGCTACGTCTTCGGGCGAGGGAGAGTCAGAGACAGTTCAGGTCGACTTCGGTGGCGCATCGAGAACCGCCACTGCGGAGTTCGGAGGAGCAAGGACGGCCGTCGTCGAGTACGGCGCGGCTATGGGCCTCACTAAGGAACAGGCGGACGCACTGTTCAACGCGACCGCCACCGGCGCTGGGGTGATTACGAACGCGATCCTTCCCTCCCTCGACAATGCGGTTGTGTCCGTCGGTGCAGCGTTTGGTATGAGCGAAGAAAGCTCGCGAGAGGCTTTCGCCGGCATGCAGGAAGACGCCGCAGCGTTCGCGTCGGACGGCGCTGCAATGGCGGCCGACGGAGCCTACGCGCTCGCCGCCGCCTTCGGCGTGACTGAGGATGACATCAACGGCGCTATCCAGTCGATGAAGGAACAGTTCGCAGACCTGACAGAGTCCATGAAGGGGCCGTCTGTGGACGAGATCGCGGCCAGCGTCACGACCGCTCGCGACCGGATGGGTGAACTGACGATCGAGTCAGCCAAGTTCGGGCAAGCCGGCGCCGACGCCGCCGCTGCCTCGCAGAAGCAGTTCAATGATCTCCAGCAACAGCTTGCCGACGGCAGCATCACTCTCGAAGAGTTCGATACCGAGGCTGCACGGCTTGGCGACAACCTCGAAAAGAACCTTGATATCCTCAAGAACGACGCCCCCGAGGTCACGCTCAAGAAGAACCTCGAACTGTACAAGCAACTCGACGACGCCGCGAAGGCCGCCGGCAAGTCTGTCCGAGACATCGGCGCTGGCGTGGTGATCGACGACAAGTTCTTCCCGACGTCGGCAGCCATCAAGGAAAAGGCTGCCCAGTACAAGAACGAGTACGTCAAAGCCCTCGAAGAGATCAAGAAGAAGCAGCAATCAGGCGGCTTTGCCGCAGAGATCAAGCAGAAGCAGCAAAAGAATCAGGCCGACTTTGACTCTGGCAAGATCTCGCAAGAGCAGTTCCTCGCCGTCAAGCTCGAACTCGACTCGACGAATGCTCAGGAGCAAGCGTCGATCGCCGCCGAGGAGGTCAAGCGAGAGTTCGACCGCAAGAACAAGATGGACATCGAGCTTGATATGTCGTTCGCCGACGGCATTCGCAAGTCGCTCGACGAAGCGTTCCTCTCGCCTGTGCAGAAGTTCGACAAAGAACTGAAGAAGATCAGGGATAACAAGTCTCTCACGCCGGAAGAGAAGCAACTGGCCGAGGTCGATCTCCGCAAGAAGACCACCGAGAGCCTCGTCGGCAAGTCCGCTCAGGCTCAGTTGACGGACAGGAAGCGAGACCTGAATCAGGCTGCCGACGCTGGACTCATCACCGGCGGAAAGCTGGACTCTGAGCTTCAGAAGGCAGCCGACGACTTCGCCAAGGCCGTTGGAGTGACGCAGACGCCTTTCGAGTCGTTCTCTTCGTCGCTCAACAACATCACTGCGCAGTTCGGCTTCGCCGGGCAGCCGATCGACGAGGTTCGCGAGAAGCTCAAGGGCAACGCCGATCAGCTTGACCTCTTCGATCGTGCCGTGAAGGAGTCCCGAGATAACCTTCTATCCTCGCTGGGAATTGAGAAGACTCCGCAGGCGATCTTCGACGAGCAGATGAAGAAGATCGACGAGGCGGCTAACTCGAAGGATCCCAACAAGAGGATCTCGGCGTCGCAGGCAGAGGAGGCAAGGACAGCCGCCACTCGCAAAAGAGACGAGGCACTGGGCGCAGGAGCGGACGTCGGCGGCCAGCTTCGCGACCGTCAGAAAAAGATTGAAGAAGCGTTCGGCGGTGGCAAAGACCCAGCCAAGCTTGCTGTGGCACAGAACAAGCTCGACATGGACAAGCGATCCGCAGCCGGCCTCGACCCGACGGCTGCCCAATCGCTCAAGGCCGGCGTCGACAAGGTCAACGACGCATTTGGCGTGACCGGAAAGAGCATGGCGGAGATTCAGAAGGAGCTTTCTCCGCAAGACTTCAAGGAGTATCAAGAGGCGATCCAGAAGAACTCTGACGCCGTGAAGGCCAGTCTTGGGGTCGAGAAGAGCGGCGCCGACAAGATCAAGGAGTCTCGCGACAAGCTCTCTGCGGCCGTGGCTGGCGGCGTCATCACTCAGAAAGAGGCAGACAAGGCAATCAAGGCACAGAAGGACAGCCTCCTGTCGTCGCTCGGCATCTCGAAGAGCCCCGCCCAAGACTTCGAGGACGCCGTCACGAAGATCCAAGAGAACGCCTCTGAGCTTAGCCCGGAAGAGTTTGCTAAGGGGATGAAAGAAGCCAAGGACAAGCTCCTGTCCGCCCTTGGCATCGACAAGAGCCCCGCTCAGCAAACCGAAGACGCGATGAAAAAGCTTCGCGAGGCGTTCGATAAGGGCCAGATCTCGGCGACTGAGTTCGCCAAGGGCTCTCAGAAGGCCAAGGACACGCTGCTTCAGTCGCTGGGCATCCCGCTCAATCCTGTGACGCAACTCAAGGAGCGGATGGACAACCTCAAGGAAGCGTTCTCCAAGGGGCAGATATCGCAGGAGGAGTTCACGCGTGGTCAGGACGAGGCTCGTCGCTCGATGCTCCCCGGCGGCGAAGAAGAAAGCCCCGTGAAGAAGTTCGAGCGAGACATGAAGGCCGTCGACGATGCTCTCAAGGAGGGACTGATCGAGGGTGACGACGCTGACCTGAGGAAGAAGAACCTCCAAGCCCAGCTTCAGGAAGACTTGAAGCCGTCGCTCGACAAGGTCGCCCCTGACCGTCGCGGCATCGAGGGCTCCGACACGAGGAGCAAGGGCGGCGTCGACACGTTCTTCCGCATCCTTCGTGGCAACGACAACCCAAGCCTCAAGGCCCAGCTTGAGGTCGCACGCAACACGAAGATTCTCGCCGAGGCGGCCAAGAGCCCCGAGGCCCGCCCGGTCCTTGTCCAGCTTGCTGCACGCTAGTACGGATACACTTTCTCATGGCTGTTGTTGACTCTCGCGAGATGTTTCGTGGCCGTGCGAGCCAGACTCAGTACGGCGACGTGCCTGTCTACACCCGCGTGTTTCTCGTCCGCACGGACTCGATGGACACGGACCTCCAAGAGATCGCCGTGGGGACAGGCCTCGTGTGGCTTGAGCCGCACCCGGAAAATGCCAACGCCCTTCTCGTCGAGTCGAGCGTCCAGCAAGACGGCGACAGCCCCTTCCACTACAAGGTCACGGCCACGTACAAGGTCGGCCAAGACTTGGCGCAGACCCCGTGGGACCGCCCAGCCCAGTACAGCTTCAACGGCGGACTCGCCTCTGCTCCGGCATTCTGGTACTTTCCAAACGCCGGCGACAACTCGACAAAGCGGATCATCATCAACACGGCCGGCGACCCGATCGGCGGTCTGGACCGAGACGAGGGCGAGTTCACGGTCTCGATCACGATCAACAAGGCGCCGCCGTTCGACTACGCCAAGGCACAGAACTACGTCGGCGCAATCAACTCCGACACGTGGAGCGGAGGCGGCCCGAAGACATGGAAGTGCGTGTCGATCACGGGCACCAGAAAAGTCGAGGACGTCAACGGCAGCAAGTACGTCTACTGGGAGACGAACGCCACTTTGGCGTATCGAAACACCGGCTGGGACTTGCAGACGTGGGACGTGGGTTTCAACGAGATCGTCGGCGGGCTTCGCAAGAAGATCCTCGCCGGATCTGAGCCTGTCAGTGAGCCGGCAGCCCTGAGTAACGGCGTCGCCAAGACTCCGGGCCAGCCGCCCGACATGCTGACGTTCAGAGTCTACCGGACGCTGCCGTTCACGGGCACGTTCCCGACACTCCCGTCGTGAGGTGAAGCATGAGTAATGGGCCGGGAAACAGCGGCTCTCAGGTCGTCAGCTTCAGTCTGGCTGACGCACAAAGAATCTCTGCCGTCGTTGCCGAGGCCGAGGGGAGCCGTCGTGGCCGAAAGGGCTCGACGCTGCCGAGGGCTGCCGGCGGTGGCGGGGGTTCTGTGGTTCTGGCGACGTTCACCGGGGCTTGGAGCAAAAACCAAACTAAGGTCGTGAGTCTTCTCTCTGATCCCACCTCCACAGCGGCTGCGATGAACGTCGTGGCGAACGTGAGTCCGCACACCGGAAACATCGCTCGCGTGTGCTGTTTGGCGATGGCACAGACGGCGGCGAGCGGGGCCGCAACGTATGTGGCTATCTCGATCGACAGGTGCTAGGAATGCCTTGCGACGATTGCGGGTGCAACTCATACGTCGGCGTCGGGAACAACGAGTCCGGGCAGGCCGCTCCGCGATCGGAGGTGCGTCACTGCATATTCGGAAATGTTGTTGCCGAGGGGCGGAGATATTTTCCCGACTACTACATCGAGAACCCCAACCTGTCTGACGGCTTTTGCGGCGAGAGACGGTGGAAGCGTGTGTTCACAGGTGACGAAGGTGGCATCGGATGCACGTTTGCGATCGACATGGAAGACAAGCTGTGGGCGTGGGGCGACAACCGGTGGGGCCAGCTTGGTGACGGCTCGTATCTAGCCAAGGGCAACCCGGTCCAGATCGGCAGCGACACTTGGAAGTTTATCTACACCACTGGTGGCTCGACGCTCGGAATAAAGACCGACGGCTCGCTGTGGGGATGGGGCAAGTGCAACGCGGGCCAGCTTGGGCTTGGAGGAATCCTTCCGACTAATGCCACGAGATTCAGGAAGATTGGCCCGGGAAATCTAGGATACGGCTGGGAAGACAACACCGACTACTTCAACGCGCCAGCCGCTCGCGCTGTGCTGAGCAGCGGAATCGACAGCGTCGGGCCGATAAAAGGCCACTACAACGAAAACAATAACACGGCCAATAAGCCAGACTTCAATCGCGCTCCAACGGCGTCCGTTGTCTACAACATCGTTCGTCCCGACATAACCCCAAACATTTACAAGGCGGGGAGCGGCGCTGAATTTGTGTGTCTCATCGACGGGGCTGTTCAGTCGAGTTCCTCAAAGTACACGAATCTTCGGCCGCTGATAACGAACGGCGGTTCTGGGTACGCGTCTGCTCCAGACGTCAGCTTCGAGGGCGGCGGCGGGCGCGGCGCGATGGCGAAGGCCACGGTCAGCGGAGGCTCTGTAGTTTCTCTAGAAATCACAAGCGGAGGATCTGAGTACCAGACGCCGCCCACTGTCGTTTTCAGTGGTGGCGGAGGCTCTGGTGCGTCAGCAACCGTTGAGATTGCCGGCCCAATGCTTGAGGTTCAGGTCAAGTCTCCGGGTAGCGGATACACGTGCGATCTTCCGCCGGTTCAGGGCATGGGTAGCCTCGGTCCGCTTCCTTATCCTCAGTGGTATACGGATTACTTCTACGGAGACTTTGAGGAGGCCAGAACGTATGGAGTAAGCAACCACTACACCTTCGACATTTATCCTCGCTACTACAAGACAATAAAGGTAAACTTTCAGGCCTCACCAGAAGACAAAATCTCTTATCCGGAGAAGAAGCCTGAGTACATCTACGCACGAGCCCGCCTGAAGCCGGCTCCGATCTCGTCTATCGTTCCGTACTTTGGCGGATCGGTTTACTGCCGAGTGAACGTCAGCCAAGAACTCCCGAATGGATTTGACGCAAACTCTCCAGCATATATCAAACCAGACATCGCGATCGAGGATTATGACGTCTATGGCGAGGGGTTCAACAGGGCGACCGCCGAAGTGACGAGCTATACGATCGACCAGAACGGCATGAACATCACTGGTATTGCGATTACGAACCCGGGGTCTGGGTACATCTTTGCTCCAGACGTCGTCATTGGTCCGCCAAACAAGCCTCGCCTCGTCGACTCTGGGTCATGGACTCACGTTTCGGTCTCTAAGGAAGGTGCTGGGGTCGGCATCAAATCCGACGCCTCCATCTGGGTATGGGGGGCACGTCCTAATCGCGACGAAACGGACGGCTCCGATACTTACAAAGAGCCTCTTTACAGTCCAACGCCGCTGGGGCGTGGGCTGAGGCTGTACGCTTCCGTGAATGCTCCGCCGGCGACTCCGTTTACGACGAGCGATCCTCAGTACAACAAGTATGACTCGCGAGCGGTTGTGCCATTTTGGAGAAAAGAGTGGGACGCTGGCGAAGTTGAAATCACGAGTGCCCAAGGGTGGGGATACACAAGCGTGCCGACCCTGAGCCCGACCGAAGGAGGAAAGTGGACTTCTGTTCCCAATCCAGATGTGGGAGTTCCCGCTCAGGTTGCAAAAGTGTCGCCATCTGGATCTGGCAACAACACGCTGTCGCGGCTCGGACGCACTCCAGATGAAACCCAGTTTGAGTATTGGCCGGGCGGGAACAATTACGCAGATCGAATCTCCGGAACGGAGGTGTGGGAAGCGCAGTGGTCAGGCTTCCGCGCTGAACTGAGCGGGCCGTCGGGCGGAGTCAAGTGCTACGCCGACGGTTTCGCGAGGTACGTGATCGACTCCGGAGGAAGCCTGTGGATCATCAAGAAGAGCCTTCCGCAGCAAGCGAGAACAGGGCCAGACATCAGGAAAACGCTGTGGAATACAGAGACTTACTTCTACCCCGGAGGTTATCAATGTTTCGTGGCAAGCCTAAGCTCCGATGAAAAAATCGGCACCGAAGATCGGGGTGGGTTTCTAAACCCTGAGCCGTACCCAAACATATTCGATCTCCCTACGCATGGCGATCTAAGGAAAGAAGGCTCGCACGTCATTCCGAAGACCGGGCTTGTGATCACGGCCACGCAGGGCAGCGAATACTACGACTACATCAACGACTACTCGAATTACTCTCCTCCGAAGGCGTGGCTCCGTGCTGAAGTCGAGCATGTGTTTCGCACGTCCTTCAAGTCGACGGAGGAGCCTGAGTTTATGACAGGATCATGCGGGGACTGGACTCCGTACTGGGGCTACCTTACCGGAGACGCAGTCAACACCAAAGTGTTGGTCACTGGGCCGGGCAATGGGAAATATGACTGGACAGTTTCCAGAACAACGCGACTAGCTGACATTACGAAGAAGTCGTTTTCGCACGAGAAGATCGCCAGCGTCTCGCTTCATCCGGAAGTCGTCTGGGGCGGCAAGCTGTATTCGGCGACAACAGTGTCTCTATCTGGGTATGTCCCGAGCGACTCGCATTTGTTTGAGCCGTACTCCACGCTTGATGTTCAGACGGCAGGCGTCGAGAACACGGACGTTGGCGGCTCCGGGGGGACTGTTCAGGTGACGGCGAACGATGACCGATACGGCTTCTCGAATAGATTCATGGCGGAGTGCAAAGGGGCGTGGAGTAATTACTTCCCGAGGCACGGCGTCGCCTCAAGCGAATCCGGCACGCTGACTTTTGGAATGAGGCCACACGAGTACGGATCTTTTGCCGGGTGGACGGTCCCTCAGGAATACTCCGGGTTTTCCGCTGTCGCAGAAGGAGGCGTCGGCCTCAAGTCAGGCGACACGGCGTGGAGGCTCCCGGTCGCGTTCTCGCAGCCGCCGGCGAGAATCAATCCGTTCACTCCGACTGTTACGTCCTCTGGGTCGGGGTATACCGAGCCGGCAAAGGCGTCGCTCTCTCCGGCGTCTGCGACGTCGGCTGCGAGTGTCACTTGCAGCATCAACGGGAAGGTCATCGCCGTCGGCGTTATTGAAGGAGGCAGCGGGTACAAAACGGCGCCTCAAGTCTCGTTTTCCAACGGAGGGGCACAAGCAACCGCCACAATTGAAGGGCCGGTGTCTAAAGTCACAGTCACAGGTGGCGGTGGCGATTATGCGGTGCCTCCGACGGTCGTCTTCTCTGACCCCGGAATACCAGCCAAGGCGACAGCCGCGATTTCTGGAGGCATCGCGGAGGTGAGGATGACCGCCACAGGCAGTGGCTATTTTTCGGCGCCTCAGGTTGAGGTGGACGGCGACGGCAGCGGCGCTGTTGTCACGGCGACGATCAGCGGAGGCGGAAAGGTAGACAGATTGCTTCTGACGTCTCGCGGAAGCAAGTACACGTCCAGCCCGACTGTGTCCATAACTGGCGGGGGCGGCAGTGACGCAGCGGCAGCCGCAACAGTTGACCTCGACGAGGAAAGCGACACATACGGGCAAGTCATAAACTTGACGCTTACCTCGCGAGGGAATGGCTACACTTCTGCGCCAGAGGTTTCCATCACGGGGTCACAAGACCCCGGCGGCGAGCCAGCAACCGCAACGGCGACAGTAAAAGCAGACGGAGTCGTGACAGGCTTTTCTGTCGTCAGCGGAGGCAGCGGATACACAACTCCTCCAGCGATTCGAGTTGGAGGAGGCGCCGCCGGTGTTGCAAGGCTTTCTGGATATGTTTCTGACGTGACGATAGTCAGGGGTGGCAAATACAGGTCTGCCCCAACTTTTTCTTTCGAGACGAAGAAGGAGGTCTCCTCGCTGACGCTCACTTCTGGAGGGAGCGGATACTCAGTGCCTCCGTCCGTGGAAATACTTGGCGGATACGGCGCGGGCGCTGCGGCTGTCGCTGTTCTTGCGTCCACGCTTTCAAATGCCACAGTGACAGTCACTAAGGGTGGCTCTGGGTACACGTCTGCACCACGCGTGACTTTGTCTGGCGGCAGCGGCGAGTTTGCAACCGCGACGTGCAGCGTCAGCGGAGGGGTTGTGACGTCCGTAACCATTCAGTCCCCCGGCGGCGGATTTCTTTCCGCCCCGACCGTCACTTTTTCAGGCGGCGGTGGTTCTGGCGCTGAGGCCAAGGTTGGCCTGCCGGTGTCGAAGATTCTGTTGTCCGACTCTGGGTACGGATACGAAAAGTCCCCGAGGGTTTTCTTTTTTGGGGGCGGCGGAACTGGCGTCGCTGCCACAACGCAGATCTCTCAAGCCCCCGGCAGTGGAGGGTCTGGAACAACTGAGATCGATGGTTCTGTGGTGTTTGTGTCTGTCACGAACGAGGGAAGCGGCCTGACATCTCGCCCCTCAGTCACCGTGCCCGGAAACGCTAAGCTTCAGGCTTACGTGTGCGGGACGTTGACGCAGCCAACGGTGACGAACCCCGGATCAAACTACTCAAGCAACGACCTGTTACGATATGGGCCAACGGGTCTGGAGTATGACAAGGATGGGAAATACAAGGGCCCCGCCGCGACCGTTCTGGGGACTAGGCTGGACTCGCCGCTCGGCGGAGCTGGAGCTTACTACAGTTCAGGGTACTGGTTTGATGGCTCTTGGGGGGGTGGCGGGATTACTTCTGTCTCAGTGTATCGATCGCCGCTTCGGCTGACACAAGGCAATCGCCTGCCGAGGACCGGGTCTCCAATAACAGGAGCCGATTCGATCGCCGGCACGTATGCCACTCCGCCGCTAATCGTTCCGATCGACTCGTTTGCTGTTGCCCCAAGGACAACGATGCGGCTTCGGTCGCTTGCCATGTCAAAAACGGCAACGTCTATCTCGCTTTCTAACCCAACGAGCGATTCTGAAAAGCATCTGCTTTATTCGACTCATCACCGTGGTGTTGTGTGTGGCTCTGGGAAGTCTGCGACTGCATGCGCCGTTCAAGGCCTTTTGATTGTCAAGGGCGATCTTCAATCTGGATCTAAGATCAGGTTTTATAGTTTGGTCTCGCCGTTCTTGCACGCAAGATACTCCAAAGCGCCTTCAGTGAAGATCAGGAGCGTCAGCGGGACGGGCGCGAAGGCGCAACTCTCCATAGACGCCAACGGGGTCGTGGAGTCTGCGTCCGGAATGACAATTACGCAGTCTGGAAGCGGCTACCTGAACGTCGACGGGCTTGAGTTTGATCAGGGAGAGAGACTGGTGGATGAGCCATCGGCAACCGCCACAGTCGATGCGTCCGGAAGTGTGACCTCAATATCGATCCAGAGCGGCGGAGGTGGTTTTTACAAGCCGCCGAGGGTCGTGATTCACGGCGGAGGAGGGACAGGCGCCGAGGCTGTTGCGACTCTTGTGGCCGATCCGCAGGGTGGAAACGCGGTCGTTTACGCAGTTGGGTCAGTGGGAGTCGTGAGTGGAGGGTCCGGTTATTCGACTTCCAATCCTCCGTCAGTCTCGTTTGTTCACTCGACAGAAGATGAGTCAATCTTCGACCCCCGGTGCGTGGCAACTCCAACTCAGGAGGCAGCCGAGACGTACTTCATTTACGGCGACGACAGCGGCACGGGGATCGCCTTTTACTCTGGCTACGATCCGTCCTCGTATGAGTCTGGATTGAAATATTGGCAGGGCTCTGTGCTACTGCCGCGATTCGGCCAGTACCTGTCTTCTTTGACTGGCTACGAAAGGTTTGTTGTCCTGTCTGCACTTCCTATTCCCGGCTTGGTGGACGACGTCTTTTCTAAATTTCAGATTCAATACTGCGGCTTCGGCTTGCGTCAAGAAAATTACGGAGGATTGAGAATGGCCGGCAACAGTTACGCGACGGAACTTGGGGAGAATACTTACGGCTGGCAGAGCCCCAGCTCAATAATGTACCCGGCCGCAACGAGCCCCTTTTACTACTGGCCTCTCATATCGTCGCAGTCGGCAAAGACATGCTCGATCGACACATCGTTCCCCCCCGTGGCGATGATTTCGGACGTCTCCGCTGCGTACCAATTTCAACGCGGAGCCCACATAAACAACTGCGACCTATCCGGAAACCCGCTCGTCGTTCCGTTTTTCGATGACGGTCAGGTGACAGGAGTTGATTCGTATCGATACAGCAACGAGGGGGGCGCTTGTTTTTTGGCTGGAGTGCCCGTGCCCACCTCGTGCAGTGTTTCGGGGGTCGGGACTGGGGCAGAAATAAGCATCTCTTCCATAAAGGCCCACGCCGAGGCAAGCGTTTCTCAGTCGGTGTATGGGCAGGTGGCTTCTCACGTAATCATCATTCCGAAATTTGACTGATGCTATGGACGACCACCACTTCCAAATCGATCACCAGAAATGGCTCTGGCGGTACTCGCCGCTGAAGGGGGCTGCGGCAGGATGGACAGAATGGGACAAGCGAAAGGTTTTGATCGACCGGAAGCTCAAGGGTAGGGTGCGGCTGGAGACGGAGATCCACGAGGGGATCCACGCCTGCCTCGGCAAGACAATCTCCGAGGAGAGCGTGACGCAGGCCGCCAGCGATCTGGCGAAGATTCTCTGGGCACTTGGGTACAGGATTCAGAAGCCATGAGTAAGTTTGAGATCCTCGTGAAGCAGTTGATCGAGAACGACAGCCGGAAGGCCTCGCGGTCTTGGTACGACAGGCTGCCGGCACCCGGACGTGTCGAGATCGACGCAATCAAGAAGAGGTTCGCGGCCGGCGAGTTCGGCCGCACGAGCAAGAGAGCGATGGCGAGGGCTATCGTCACGGCCGCGAAGGAACGCGGCTGGCACTGCACGGAAAGCGGGGTTCGTGAATGGCTCGCGAAAAACTAGCCGACCACGTCGAGCGGATCGTCGAGGCCGACATCGAGACCGAGAAGCTCCGGGCCCAGCTTGTGGCTCTCAAGAGGAGCTACAAGGCGGCTCTCGTCGCGATCGACAACGAGCGGAAGAAGTCTCACTCGCTCGCCGCCCTCGCCGGGATCGAGGCCTCGAAGAAGCCTCCCAAGAGACGCAAGAAGGCCAGAGGCGAGGCCACGGCCGTCGTGCTTCTCTCAGACTGGCACGTCGAGGAGCGAGTCCCCGGCGAGACCATCGGGTGGAAAAACAACTTCGACCTGAGGATCGCCGACCAGCGTCTGGCGGAGCTATCTGATCGGATCGAGACGCTCATCCATCACGAGCGGCACCTCGCAAAGATCGACAGAATCGTCATCGCGGCCCTCGGCGACTTTATTTCAAACATCATTCACGACGACACAGCGGAACTGGCTCAGCTTGCCCCTCTCGCCGCTACACGCTGGGCCGGCGAGAGACTCAGGTCGATCATCGACCGGGCCGCGAGACTTGCCGACGAGGTAATCGTCGTCACCGCCGTCGGCAACCACGGCCGAAGTGTGATGAAGCCCCGGATCGGCACGGAACACGACCACAGTTTCGAGCAGAATCTCTACCTGATGATGGCGGCGTCTGAGAAGAACGACAACGTCGTGTGGCAAGTTGGGGAAGGCTACCTGAATGTCGTCGATTTGGACGGCTACAGGATCGCCTGCCACCACGGCCACGGGATCACGGGGAATATCCACGTCGGCGCGACTCGTGCGATCGCCCAGTGGCAGAGGTCGACTCCGGTAGACTTGCATGTCTTCGGTCACCACCATCAGTTCTCGTGGTGCCGTGGCAAATACGTGTCGAACGGAAGCCTGATCGGGTACAATGCTTACGCATTGCGGAACCGTTTCGACTACGAGGCTCCGAGCCAGTCGCTCCTCGTGGTCTCTCACGAGCGGCACGAATGCACGCGGGCAATTCCAATCTTTTGTGATCGAGATCTTCAGGAGGAGGCAGGCACATGCAAGTCACGGCAGTCGATGGTGGGCACGTCACGAGCATCGACGAGGCGAACGCGGTCATCCGAAAAATCGTCGAGGCCCGGAAAAGTACGGAAGCGGTGACCGTCGACGACGGAGAGCTTCAGGCCGAGCTTGATGCGGCCGTCGACATGGGCACGGCGACGCCGATGCCGGGGATGTTCGAGATGGCCGAGGGCGACAACCCGAAGGACGTGATCGGCAGCGACAAGCTTCCTCTCCATCTCTGGCCGACGACGGCTAGTGCGATGGGCTGCATCGCTTTGCTCAACGGGGCCTTGAAGTACGGACGCTCGAACTGGAGGGCCGTGGGAGTGCGAGCATCGATCTACGTGGACGCCTGCCAGAGGCACCTCGCGGCGTGGTTCGAGGGCGAAGAGGCCGACGAAGAGGGCGTGCCGCACCTGTCGGCGGCTCTCGCGTGCCTCGCGATCCTCGTCGACTGTCAGGCGGCCGGAAAGCTCAAGGACGATCGGCAGTTCCCGGGAGGACACCGTGAACTGATCGACTCGCTGACGCCTCACGTGGCGAGACTCAAGGAACTGCACTCAGGGCGGAGCCCGCAACACTATGTCAGACAGTGAAATGCTGAGGCTGGCCTGCGAGTACGCGGCCGCTCACTCCGACGACCCTCGCACGAAGAACGGCGCGATCCTCGTGGCAGGCAGGGATCGAGTCTTCGCCGCCAACACGCTCCCGCACGGCGTGCATCGAGCCCCTGAGAGGCTGGAGCCGCCGGTGAAGTACAGGTTCATCGAGCATGCCGAGAGGTCGGCCGTCTACCGCGCCGCCCAGCGAGGCGTCTCCACGGCCGGCTCGCGAGTCTACTGCCCGTGGTTCGCCTGCACGGACTGTGCGAGAGCCCTGATCGTCGCCGGCGTGTCGGAGATCGTCGGTCTCGCCGCCTTGAGAAACGCGACTCCGCATCGGTGGGAGTCCGAGATCACCCTCGCGGAACAAATGCTCCGCGAGGCCGGCGTCGGAATGCGGTGGATCGCCGACAAGGTCAACGCCAAGGTCCGATTCGACGGACGCGACATCTACGTCTAGCCAGCCGGGGGCGAGGCGCCCGACGCCCAGCCTACCCCGTCGGAGTTGCCCCTCCGGCTGGCCTTTCTTCCTCCTCGTGCAGCTTCGGCAGCACGTCGCACGGCGACGGCCCGCTCGCGATGAAGCGGGGATCGACGTAGTAGGCCTTGGCGATCCTCGGCGACGAGTGATCAAGCAGGGCCGTGGCGTCGCCGCCACCCGCAGCGTAATGAGTCGCCGACGAGCGTCTGATCATGTGGAACTTGGTGCGGCGACTGTCGTCGAGACCAGCACGTCGCACGATCTTCCCGAAGACGTGCCAGAGAATCGTCTTCGGACGATCCCAAGAGAAGATGCACTTCGACGGCCCCCTGCCACGGCAGAGTTGCTCGACGAGGTGTTGCGTCTCGATTGAGAGACGGTAGAGCTTGTCCCTTTTCTTGCCCTTGCGATGCTCCGCACGCACGAGCAAGACGCCGTTCGTGTAGTCAGCGACTTGCACGGCCATGATCGCTCCGATCCTCTCGGCCGTCTCCCAAAGCACGCTCACGAGAGCGCGGAAGAACAGAGACGCCGGTGCCTTGTCGACCGTGCCCGGCTCAGAGTCGGTCGCCCGGATCAGCGACTTGATCTGGTCGATCGTCCACGCCGTCGGAATCCGCTCAGGCAGAGTCGCTGGCGGCACGCACGGCTTTTGCTTGATCAAGCCCCGGTCCCACGCGAAGCGAGCGAGACTCAGAAGCTGAGTCCTTTCCTTCTCAGCGGTGAACGCAGAACGATCGCGGGCACGCTTAGCGAGAAACCTCGCGATTGCAAGATCAGAGAGATCATCGAGAGTCGCTCGATGCTCTAGGTACTTGTCAAAGCTGCGAAGTGTGCAGCCGTAGAGGCGGACTGTGTTCTCGCTTTTGCCGCGAAGGCGAAGCGGCGCGAATATCGACTCGAAGAACTCGGAGAGAAGCATGGTGTGATCCCCTGTTGGTTGGTCCCCTCTCTGCGGCCCCCGCCTTGGGATGCCACGAATGAGGGAGTGTGTCACCTCCTTGCTATCACGAAACCCCCTCCAACCCCGTGCTGGAGGGGGTGACGACGCCGCCTGCGTCGTCGCAATCGTCACGTCTGTCAGACTTGAGCGTCCTCGCAGATGTTTTTCTTGAGCCAGCGGCCGATTTTCTTCGCGGCCTGCTCGTGCGACGTGATCTTGCCGGCGAACACGTCGGCGATCACCCACGCGATGCACTCGTCGAGAATCAGGTCTGCCGTGGGGTCGACCCCCCTATAGAAGCGACAGTCTTGTCGAACGATCCGTCGAAACTCTTGGACTGACTGCGGCGCGGTTTTCATTGGTGTCCCTCCGTGAGCTACCGGCCCGGGGAGCGTCCCTCAGGCCCACCAGAAGAATCCTGTCCCCGCCATTATTTGTCAAACGAAATCCGGGGTTTCGCGGTGAAACCCCGGTTTTTTAGTAGGAAAGTACGGATGCAAGGAGGGGCAGCAGATGGCTTTTCACCGACCCGTGTCTATTTCAGAGGCCGCCGACCTGATGGGCTTGACTAAGAGCGGCGTGATCAAGGCAATTGCCACCAAGAGACTTGTCGCGGTCGCCCTCAGCGGGAGGGGGCTGATGCTCAGCCACGAGCAATGCTCAGGCAAGAAGTTCGACGAGGCCGAGTTCAGGAAGCTCTGCAAGAAGTTCGTGTCGGTCCCTGAGGCATGCGACATCGTCTACAAGACGGATTCGATGGTCATGCGAGACCTGAGAGCGGGAAGGATTGCCGGGTTCCGCTTGAACGGCAAAGCGTGGGCCGTCGACAAGCGGTCGGCCGAGCAAGAGTTCGCCGACTATCTCTCTCAGCCACAGCGACGCGGCCAGCCTCGCCGAGTTGGTGACACGAGGTCGCCTCGTCACCTCCGGAAAAAGCCCTTGACCAAAAAGACGACGCCGGTACGATCTCGTCGCGGCAAGTGACTGCCGCCTCTTTTTGCTCTGCACAGTACGGATGCGTGTTCCATGAGCAGCAACGTCGACCACCCGTCGCACTACAACAGCCACCCGGCTGGCATCGAGTGCATCGACGTCGTCGAGTGCATGAGCTTCAACGTCGGCAACGTGATCAAGTATCTGTGGCGAGCGGATCACAAGGGCCACGAGGTGGAAGACCTCCAGAAGGCCCTCTGGTATCTCCAGCGTGAGATTGCTCGTCGAGAGAAAGTACGGACACGGTCTCCTGAGTGGAAGTTCGAGGGCAAGGAGCAAGACAACTATGCGTGAGTTCGTTGTGTCTTCGCTCGTGACCGTGTGCTGCCTCGCTCTGGAGGTCTTCCTGTTGTCGATCGGGTGGAACCTGTCCCGCACGCTCTTCGTCGGGGTGCCAGAAATGCACCTCGGCGAAGCCGTGGGGCTGTTCGTTTTCTTCAAGATCGTGGGCCTTCAGTTTCGGCCGCCACTCCGCGTCACGCTGCCGAAATGATGGCTGAAATCCTCAACCTGATCGACGGCCTGCCGCACGAAGCGTGGCTGATTTGTCTTCTGATTGTCTCAATGCTTGCATGGAGGTTTGACGGTGCTGGATCTCGTTGAAAAAGTCGAGCGATGGGCGACCGATCGCCAGATCATCGCGAATAGCACGCCGATGGCTCAGCTTCTCAAGAGCCTCTCGGAGATGGGCGAGCTTGCCGACGCCACCTTGAAGAACGACCGCGACGGGATCGTCGACGGCGTCGGCGACGTCCTCGTGACTCTGATCCTCTACGCGAGGCTACAGGGCATTCACATCGAGGACTGCCTCGCGACCGCGTACCACACGATCAAGGACCGCAGGGGGCGGCTCACTCCCGAGGGCGTGTTCGTCAAGGAGTCGTGATGAACAACTCCGTTCGATTCTTTCCCTACTGGAACCCAAGCGACATCCGTCAGGTGGTTGGGCTGCTCACGATGGTGAACGCCGTATTCGAGCAGAACCCAGCGGCGTCTCGGTGGATCGAGATCGGCTCGCTGAACGGCGAGTCGGCGACGTTGTTCTTGGGGTTCCCTCAGATCAAGAAGCTCCAGCTTGTCGAGCAGTCGAAGCGTCACGCAGAGGCCCTGAGGACTAGATTCGTCTGGCCGATCGCCGAGGGGCGGTGCGAGGTGTACGCGACCTACTCGACGAGCTTTGCGTCGACGGTGGAGAGCGAGAGCGTCGACGTCGTCTACATCGACGGCTCGCACAAGTACGAGGACGTGGTGAAGGACATCGAGTCTTTCTGGCCGACGGTCGACGTCGGCGGGTTTCTGTGCGGCCACGACTACATGAGGGACTGGCCGGGAGTGACGAAGGCGGTCGACGAGTTCGTGAGCGGGCACGCCCTCTCGCGGCCGAGGCGATTCGAGGATGGAAGCTGGCTCATTTCCAAGGAGGGGTGATGGCAATTCAGAACAAGAAGCGTCGTCAGATCGACGTGCCGATGCTGTTTCGACTGTGGACGGACAAGACTCTTGAGGTTCGCGAGATCGCGTCGCGACTCGACGTCTCGTCCAGCACCGTACTCAAAGAGGCGTCGAGGCGGGGCCTGCCGAAGAGGCGTCGGCAAGTCACGACGAAGCTGTTCGACGACTCTGAGCCGACGCCGGAGATGATCGCCGAGTACGAGCGTCGCAAGGCCGAGGTCAAGGCGAAGCACTTCGCAGACATGAGGAGCAAGGCATGATCAGAAGAGACTTTTTCAAGACGCTCCTCGCCGCGACCGCCGGCCTCGCCGCGTCGCGGGCAGGGGCGGCCCTGCCCTCAGCGGCACCGCCGAAGCCGGAGAGGGAGTGGGAGAAGCAGATCGCCGAGATGCTCAAGAAGTGTGTCGTGGTCGGCATCCAGCAACACGCGACCCTCGACGGCCCGACCTACTGGGAGGTCGAGTACATCTACGATCCCGACAAAAAATGGCGAGGCGCGAGGCTCAACGACGAACTGAAGCGGTCCATGCCGGCGAAGGCTGGCATGAGGGACGTCACAGTCACGGCCGAGGCTTCGAGAGCTTCGGACACTCTGTTCAACGACTGGGGCATCCGCCTGACTGACGACGAGCCTGAGTACCACATCACCGTGACATGGGTAACGGCATGAGTAACGGCGACCGCGAATTCTTCGGCATCCTCGCCGGTGTCATCCTTGTCATCGCAGTGATGCTCGTCGCGATGATAATTGCCTCCAATCGCCCTGAGCCGGCCGTCCGCGACCTCACTGAGAGCTACGCCATGCCGCCGCACCTCGCCGGCTGCAAGGTTTTCTTGCTCCTCCCGAAGGGGCACGGCAGAGGGCTCTACGTCGTGACCGACGGCGAGCGGCCACTCGCGACCTCGTGGGATGAAGTCCACTCGAAGCACACTGAGCGGGTGACGGTGGAGACGCCATGAGCGACATCGCAAGAGACCTACGCGCCGCAGCCTACGTCCTGCTTGAGTGCCCTGAACACGCAGAGACGGTTGACGGCGGTGTCTTGGTCAATCTGCACAAGCGGGCCGACGAGTTGAATGCCGCCGCCGACGAGATCGAGCGTCTGCGTGCGATGCTGCTGTCGGCGGAAGAGCCGGCCGCGTGGGCGGTCACGATGGGGGACGGCTCTACCTACGAAGCGTTCGCCGCTCACCAGCGTGGCGAGGCTGAGGCGCTTGCGAACGAGTGTCGATTTGGGAACAAGAGCTTACCTCTCCCTCTGGCTCCGCTGTATCTGCGAACGCAGCCCGCGCTCACAGCCGAGGAGCGAAAGACGATTGAGTGGTTTTCGCGGTTGTCGTATGGCGATGGCGGCCCATTGCCAACTTACTGCGCCACGCTCCGCGCCATGCTGGAGAGAACCAAGTGACTGACCGCGACACGTTCGCCGCAGCGGCGTTGACGGGGCTGCTGGCCCAAGGCGATGACGGCTCGTTCTCGGAGGAGTCCTACGTCCGCTCTGCCTACCGATGGGCCGACGCCATGCTCCGCGAGCGTGAGCAAACAAAAGAAAAAGACGCCAGTTTTTCTTGCACGAATCATGACGCCGCGCCGGCGGCGACAGCCCGTACAGATGCCGACAGGGCCCGCACTGATAAAGCGGCCACCCGACCCGGCGAGGGCACCGGCGATATTCCAGATTCCAGAACGCGACTCTCCGAAGCCGAGATCGACGCTATTGAGCGTGTGGTCGAGGACGGCAGAATCGCCAGCATGAGCATCTACGGCGTAATGCGGTCGCTGCTCGTCAGGGTGCGGCCGGAGTGGGAGGCGAAGCCATGAGTATCCAGTCCCGAGCCACTCGCCCCACATCCCTAAGCGACTTCGGTCGCGTCGGTGCCGTTCCTGAATTGGTTCGCGTCTTGGTGTTGTCGCCACCATCCCGAGAGCAGCATGTCCTTCGGATGCTTATTCGCAGGCCATACGAAGGGCTTCGTCTGCCGCATGAACTGCAATGGGTGTTGCCGCTGGTTGGCGTAGCAGAGTCGCGTCAGGCAGTCATTGCAAGGCACCCATTTCTGTATCTGACGGTTCGCAACGGAGTCGTCGCGAGCGTCGGGGACGACAGGTGGCATGTCGATGGGTTCTCCATGCAGTACCACCATCTGCCAGAGCAGAACTACACATGGACCGACTACGCAGGCACCGAATACTACGACGGACCGTGCGAGATACCCGACGACTTCGATCCGTTTCGGCACAACCTACACAGCTACATCCAGACACAAGTCAATCCGGCCAAGGTTCGCCGCACGCTCCCCTACTACGCTTACGTCATGGACCCGTATGTGATCCATCGTCGACCCCCGGAAACGTCGGGGCGGCGGCGGTGTTTTGTGCGTCTCTCCTACACGCCAATAGAGATTGCTGACAGAAACAACACGCCAAACCCGCTTCTGCCGACGAACTACACGCGAGACGGCGTCAAGGACTTCCGAGACGCGCTGGTAAGGTACGAAGAGGATGTTAGAGCATGACACGCGAAATCGGCCCCGAACTCGTCGCCCGCATCCGGCACGTTGCCGACAGCCTAGAGGCTATCGCGCGTGGCGAGGTCGATAGCCCGCAGCCTTTCATCGCCGCGTACGCGGTGTACCTCAACGGCGTCTACGACTCGTCATACGGCCCTGACGCGATTGATGAGGCGATGGAGATCGCCGCCGACTGCAACGGCGAGGTGGTGCCGCTCTACCGTACACCGCAGACGCACGCTACACCGAGCGAGGGTACACGGCAGGAGCGGTGTACACTCACGCGCCAAGGCGCGGCTGCGAACTGCGTATGTGCCGGACGACGAGACTGCCGCTACGCTGCGCGGTCTTCTTGATCGGACGAAGTGAGAACGTGAAGGATCAGGAGCGGCGAACGATGAGCAACGA